CTCAAGCATTCTTTAATGGTAAAAGAATTGTTGATATGTGGGCAAACGGTAATGAAGAAATGTTTTTCCACGCTCTTGACGAAGACGGATACTTATGGTTTTGGGGACAAAACATACACGGTTGTGGTGGAACAGGTGAAGGCTCACACACTTCTCAAGGAGTAAAATATTATTATATTCCAAGAAGAGTAGAAGTAAATTGGAATTTATACGGTGGTATGAAAATGATACAACATTGGTCATACTCTTCACAATCACACGCAGGTACTTGGGTACTTGATGGTGAAGGATATTTGTGGTACACAGGTTACTTAACAAACGGCCAAGTTCCAGGTATATACGGTATAGGTGATAATGCAACTAGATATATCTCACAATTTCAAAGAACAGATTTTCACTTAAACGGTGATGTTGATGAGTTTTGGTGTGGTGGTGATGAACATAAATGGTTTTACTTTAGACAAAAATCAACTGGTATGATGTGGGTAAATGATGGTAACTACGGAACATATGGTAGTAGAGGTTCACGTTCACAAAACGGATACTGGTACAATTCAGGTGGTATTCACGGTATGTTCTCTCATTTAAGAGGACCAAAATACATTAGACAAGTTGGTGGTATGAATGAAAACAGAGGTGATGGTAGTTATATCTACGACCATCCTCTAATATTAGATGAAGAAGGCTCAATGTGGTACGGTGGTTACGATAGTGGAGGTTATTATCCTTCAAATACAGACTCAAATCCTAGTAGTCAGTCAGACGGTTATCATCATATGACAGAGCAAGCATTTGAAGCAAACTCTGAAAATAGACATAGAAAAAGACGTGGTATACAACCAAATAATATCAAGTTGGTAGACGTTCATTGTTATGGTTATCCAACTGCTCAAAACTTTGCTACTAGAGATAGTCACGGTAAATTATTGAGAACAGGTTACCAAGGTAATAACCAGACTTATATGTATGACATTATGCCTTACAGATACTATTCTCAAACGATTTCATCTTGGGGTTCAAATAACTATCAATCTCACTGGTCTTCATCGCCTGGTGATTAATAAATAGTTTTTGATTAACTATTTTTATTATGAGGAAATATAATGTACAAAACGAAACAAAACTATTTAAGTTTTAAGAATCACGAAATCTTTACAGATAAGTTCAAACAATATTCGAAAGAACAGCAAGCTACATATTGGTATAACATTTGGTATATACTCAATATAATGGAAGGCTGTCTTTCTGTTATTGATTTTGAACATCATAATGCCGGCAAAAAACTAGTAAATAAATGGTTAGAATTATGGCCATTTAAAGCACAACCTAATTTTGCTCAAAGAGTACCAACTTTAGTTGATGGTGTTGATTATCTAGGTAACAAATATAAATTCAATCACACAAGACCAATAGATACAAAAGCCAAAATAGATTACTTTGATTATCAAGTTGTCTATGGCACAGTTGTTGATTTATTTAAAGATGAATTAAACATTTCAAAAGAAGATGTTGACGCATTTTTAAATCCTTTAAAAGAATATAAATTAAGAAAATATGCAGTAGTGAGACACGATACTATCAAAGCGGTTGTTGGTATGTCTGACTTTTTTATGAATACTAAAAATGTTTGGGAAGAAACAAAAAATTTTGGTGATTGGCGTATTATGGATTCTAATAGAGCAATTGAGGAATGGAAACAAGGTGTACAAGACCATTCTGTTAGAGAAGATTATCCATTAGATAAATCAAAAATAATTGACCATAGAAATGGTGTTGATGATAATAGATGGAAAAGAGAATCGTTTTTAGATGTGGAAAAAGAAGATGGTGTCAGAGAAGAAATATAGAATTACCGAATTAGTTTGGGAATATCATAAGAACGCTGAAAGACAACAGTTTGTACAACTTTTAATGTCTGGTGAAATAGACGAAAAACTTTATGCAACTTATCTTTACAATCAATTAGCTTGTTATTCTAAACTAGAAGAGTATTGTTTAGAAAGTTCTTTGTTTATAGATACTAGAAACTTGCCAAGAGCACCTCATATTTACTATGATTACAAACACTTATGGCAAGATGTTGATAATAAACCAGAATTAACAGAAAGTACAAAAGCATATGTCGAACATTTAGAAACTATTAGAGGTGAGAATGAAAAACTTTATGCACACGTTTATGTTAGACATTTAGGTGATTTATCAGGTGGTCAAATGATTAAAAGAAAAACACCAGGACCTAATAGATATTATGTATTCAAACATAACGAAGCAAAAGAATATAAAAGAATTGTTAAAGAAAGAGTTGAAAGTTATTTAAATCTGTATGAGATAAACGTATTGCCTGAAGCAATATTTTGTTTTGAAAGTGCAACAAAATTATTTAAGGAAATGTATGATTTGGGACCGACTAATAAAGTGGAGTAATGAGACTGTTGAAGTCTTAAATAAAAATCTGGTTGAATATGATGAACCAGGTATGGACAGATTCAATAATAAAGAATTAGGCTGGGTAAATAGAACCTGGAATAATAGATATATTAGACGAGCTCATTTAGATGTTGTTGATGTTAGAGAAACAAAAGGTTTATGGATGGCACATCTATGTTTGTTTCCTATGTTAACAAACGGTGGACCAATTTATGGTTTTGATATAATTGCAGGTGAGAAAAAAGTCACAGGTGCATTTCACGATTTTAGTCCTTTATTACAAAAAGACCACCCATTAACAAAATGGTTTATAGAAGAAAATAAATGGTACAAACCTAGTAAAGAGAGGGAGTTGCCGGATTGGGCAAAGGCTATCTTTTCGGGAGGTATGATAGCCGCCGGCAATGTAAGAGAAGAAGAAGAGTTAAATAAAATATGTACAATGGCTGTATCTAATTTAAACAACTATATAGATAAAATTAAGAACCACGAAAATGAAGCCAAGATGGTAGATGTTATAAAAGCACAGAATTATTACTGTGAACATCAACAAAAAAATCCACATACACCTAGGGTTATGCAATCTCTTGGTTTACCAGACGAAGATATTAAATTATTCTGTTCCGACAACCTATTTCCTTATGTGTCAGAAAACCAACCCTATCTGTAATAACTATTATAAATATACCAGAAAAGGGTGTAAACAATGGCAGAACCAGCAACTAGAGAGAGTTTAAAACAATATGCTTTAAGGGCGTTAGGAAAGCCTGTTATTGAGATTAATGTTGATGATGACCAACTTGAAGATAGAATTGATGAAGCAGTACAATACTTTGCTCAATACCACTATGATGGTGTTAAAAGAACATATTTAAAGTATCAATACACACAAGCAGATAAAGACAGAATGACAGCTGACGCTTCTGAAACAGCAACAGTCGATTCTAGTACAACTACTTGGAAAGAAGGACAGAATTGGTTAGGTATACCATCATCTATTCTTTCAGTTATTAATATATTTCCCTTTTCAAATAAAGGTAGTATGAATCTATTTGATGTTAGGTATCAATTAAGATTAAATGACCTTTATGATTTTTCTTCAACTTCAGTTGTAAACTATGATGTTGTATTAAGACATTTAGATTTTTTAGACCACATATTGGTTGGCGAAAAACCTATGAGATTTAATCAACACGAAAACAAACTTTATATAGATATGGACTGGAAAAATGATTTAAAGGTTGGCGAATACCTGGTGATAGAGTGTTATAGAAAATTAGACCCAGCTTCAAATACAGACGTTTACAACGACCTCTTTTTAAAAAGATATGTGACTGCTTTGTTCAAAAGACAATGGGGTGCTAATCTATCTAAATTTGGTGGTGTTCAAATGATTGGTGGAGTTACCTTAAACGGTCAAGAAATATTTTCTCAAGCATTAGGAGATATTGAAAAATTAGAACAAGAAATTAGAACGTCTTATGAATTAAATCCAGCAATGATGATAGGGTAAAATGTATGGCAATCAATCACTACTTTCAAGGTGGACGAGGCATTGGTAATACTGCTGAACAAAGATTGCACGAAGACCTAATCATTGAAGGATTAAAAATCTACGGACAAGACGTTTACTACCTACCACGTACATTAGTTAACAGAGATTTAGTATTAGGTGAAGATACTACAAGTCGTTTTGATGACTCGTATATGATTGAAATGTACTTTGAAACTGCTGAAGGTTTCCAAGGCGAACAAGAATTAATATCAAAATTTGGTTTAGAAATTAGAGAAGATACAACACTTGTTGTTTCTAAAAGAAGATTTGAGGAACACGTTGCAAGTAAGGCTAACTTAATTGCAGTTGGCAGACCAAATGAAGGAGATATAATTTATCTACCTTTAATGAATTCATTTTTTGAAATACAATTTGTAGAAGACCAAGAGCCATTCTTTCAATTAGGTAACTTGCCTGTTTACAAATTAAGAGTGACTAGATTTGAATACTCTAACGAAGAGATTAATACTGGTCAAGAGATACTTGACCAAGCTGAGGATAAGTTTTCATTAAATACTCTAAATCACAAAGTTGGTTTAGAATCTGGTCAAGTTGCATTAACAGGTGATGGTTCAATTGAATTAGAAGACACCTTTGATTATGCAACAGGTCAAAAATCACTATTAATGTTAGAGACTTATGATGGCACAGACACAATAGCCGTACAATCTAACTATGCACAAAATTTAGATATGAATTCTGAAGCAGGTTATGATACTGCTAGTACAGATGATGATATATTAGACTTTACAGAAAGAAATCCTTTCGGAGAGGTTGACGAATAATGTTTGGAACACACTTTTATAACGAGGGTATTAGAAGATTAACAATTGGATTTGGTCAATTATTTAATAATGTAATCGTTCAAAATAAATCTTCAACTGGTGCTGTCACAAAAAGATATAGAGTACCATTAGCATATGCACCTAAAGAAAAATTTTTAGTTAGATTGGATGAACAAGCTAATTTAGAAAGTAGAGAATTTGCAGTAACCTTACCTAGAATGGGATTTGAAATGACAGGACTTTCATATGACCCTAGTAGGAAATTAAACAAAATGCAAAAGTTTAAACAGGTTAAGACAGGCGAAAATGGTAAAGTTATGGATTACAATTATACTCCTGTTCCGTATAATGTTAATTACACCCTTAATATTTTCACAGCAACTGCTGAAAACGGATTGATAATTGTAGAACAAATTTTACCATTTTTCCAACCAGACTATACAGTAACCGTTAATATGGTTCCTGATTTAGGAATTAAAAGAGACGTACCGATTATTTTAAATAATGTAAACTATGAAGATACTTACAACGGTACTTTCACAACTAGAAGAGCTGTTATATATACTTTACAATTTACGGCAAAAACTTATTTATTTGGTCCAATGTCTAATAGTAAAGTAATTAAAGAAGTACAAGATGATTTATATACAGACGTGAATAAACCACCAGCGACAAGAGAGGAAAGGATTATCATTACTCCGAGCCCAGCAAGTGCTGACGCAGATGATGATTTTGGTTTTACTACACAAATTTTGAATTTTAGTGATGGTAAAAATTATAATCCTTCAAGTGATACAGATGAGTAAATTAGAAGATAAAGTAAATGATATTTTAGGTATTGAAAAAAAAGAACAGGCAGTCACAGTAAAAGACTTTGAAAATACTCCTGTGCCTAGAACGATTGATGATAAAAAAGATGATATTGATAATGATTATGTTAATAGTAGAGATAACTATTATAATCTTATTGACAAAGGTAATCAAGCAATAGAAGGTATTTTAGATATTGCAAAAGAGGGTCAACACCCTAGAGCTTATGAGGTTGCAGGACAACTTATAGGTCAAGTCGCACAAACAGTAGATAAACTACAAGACTTGCAAAAGAAATTAAAAGATTTAAAACAATTGCCTAAGTCAGCAGATACAAAGATACAAAATGCTTTGTTTGTAGGTTCTACAAATGAATTGCAAAAAATGTTGAACAGAAAAAAAGAAGATGAAATTATTGAAGGCACAAGTACAACACCAGAAAAAGATAATACTTAATATAGAAAAATTACAGTTTATCAAATCAATGACACCTTTACCAGAGTTGTTAAATGGTGAAAACTTAATTAATCCAATAGAAGTATTAAAACACGAAGTTAGTCTGACACCAAGAAAGGGTGTTGGTGGTGTAGAATATACCGAAAAAGAATTTAGTGTGTGGCGTGGCTCGCAAAGAGTACAAGCAGCTAGAGAATTAGGTTATACACATATTGAGGGAGTTGTAATAAATGAGTGACGCATATCTAGGTAACCCGAATCTTAAAAAAGTAAACACACCAGTTGAGTTTACTAAAGACCAGATAGAAGAATATCAAAAGTGTGCTGAAGACCCTATCTATTTTATGACCAACTACATTCGTATTGTGTCACTAGATGAGGGTTTAGTGCCGTTTAAGATGTACGATTTTCAAAAACATATTGTAAGAACAATACATAATAATAGATTTACTATATGTAAATTACCAAGACAGTCAGGTAAATCTACCACTACTGTATCATATCTATTGCATTATGCTTTATTTAATCCTAATTCTAATATTGCTATTCTAGCAAACAAATCATCTACTGCTAGAGATATTTTAGGTAGAGTACAACTTGCTTATGAAAATCTACCAAAGTGGATGCAACAAGGAGTTATAAACTGGAATAAAGGTAATATTGAATTAGAAAATAAGTCTGTCATTGTGGCGGCTGCAACATCTTCAAGTGCCATTCGAGGTGGTTCTTATAACATTATTTTCCTTGATGAGTTTGCTTTCGTACCTGCTAATATTGCTGAACAATTTTTTAGTGCCGTATATCCTACAATCTCATCTGGACAAAAAACAAAAATGATTATCGTATCTACACCATACGGTATGAATCAGTTTTACAAATTATGGACAGACGCAGAGAATAAAAGAAATGATTATGTACCTATAGAAGTACATTGGTCAGAGGTGCCAGGTAGAGATGAAGCCTGGAAAGAAGCAACAATTAGAAACACCTCACCTGAGCAATTTCAACAAGAGTTTGAGTGTGAGTTTTTAGGTTCTGTTAATACACTTATTAGTCCAGCAAAAATTAAA